CCTTTAACCATACCAACTAATTTTTGTACTATAAATACATTAATTAATTCATTTATAACCGCTCTAGCTACTGATGTGGCTAAATCTTTAAAATCTAAAAACTGTTTACCTGCTATGTCAAAAAATCCTTGAAATGCGTTTGTTAATTGACCTTCTACTGTATTTGCAAAATCTTTAGTAATTTGTATAGTTTCTTTTATATTTTTTTGAACTGTAGTTTGTGAATTGTTTAACAGCTCATTAACTTTTGTTACTGTAGCTGCTTCATTTTCTTTTGCTTCAATTAAGCCTTCAATTAATTTTATTTGTTCTTTTGTGTTGTCTATATGGACTTGTTGAGCTTGTAAAGCCTCATGGTGCTGTGAACCAGTTTTCATTGCTTCTTCTTGTTTCAAAAGAAGATCATTTTGTTTATCTAAAGAAGTATTTAATTCTTCTACAGTTCCACCATAATCTCCACTTTGTTTATTAACAATAGCAATAATACTAACTAGGGTTGCAAAACCAGCAGCTATTAAACCAACTGGATTGGCCAACATAGTAACTGTTAAAGCTCTTAATGAGGTAATTAATGCAGGAATAGCTGTTGTTGCAAGTACTGTAACTGGAATTATTAATATTTCCATATTTTGTGCAACAAAGTTTATACCACTTGCAACAGCACCAAAGGCATTCGTAGAGTTATTAAAGTCTCCAACTAAAGTTGTAAATTGTGTTTTAAGGGCATTGATTGCCTGCCCAATAGTCATATTCATATCTGCAACAGTCTTAGATGTATCTGCTGTTGCATTTATTAAAGTAGGTAATATGTTTTCTGCTGTAATCTTACCAGCAGCACCCATTTCTCTTAACTTGCCTGTTGAAACTCCAAGTCCTTGAGCTAATAATTCTGCTAAGGCTGAGTTTTGCTCCATAACAGAGTTAAGCTCATCTCCTCTAAGAGTTCCTGAAGCTAAACCCTGAGCTAACTGCCTAGAGGCATTTGAAGCCTCAATAGCGGAAGCACCTGATATGATAAAGGTATTAGCAACTGTTTGAGTAGCATCTGCAACTTCTTGCTGAGATAAACCCATTTCTTTTGTTGCAAAAGTAATCTTTGCAAATAAATCACCAACAGAATCAAAGTCTGATCTTGACTCATTAGCAATTCTTTTCATGTGAGCCATTGCATTAGCAGTACCTTCAGCAGTGCCAGTCAAAGCTCCCATTCTGTTCTGAAGGTTTACAAAAGTATCACCAGCTCTAACTAATTCTCTAACACCAAAAGCAGCAATAATTTGATTTCTTAAATTATTTAAAGCCCCTTGCGTAGAGTTAATATCTTTTTTAAACTTATTGAATGCTGCCCCGGTTTTATTTTCACCGAGTATTCGAAGTCTTATATCAGATTTAGCCATTTTATTTTTGCATTTCCTTTTGTTGTATATTTAGATAAGCAATCCAACCGTTAAATTCTTCTACAGTCATTTGTTCAATTTCAGCAACAGTTTTATGCAATCTTTCGGCTAAGGCATACATTGAATATAGCTGCTTATCTTCAGCTACTTTTTTGCTACTTGCCCTTGCGAAATATTACCCATAACTTCAGTCGCTACCCTTACTAGCACTGCACTATCAACATTATTTAATAAATCATGCTTATGTTCTATAGTGTAAATCTTTTCTCCAGCTTCATCTAATGCTTTATAAATTAAAACATAGACAAGCATTTCAACTTCATCATCTTTAGCTAAAGCCATAAATTTTTTCATCTCTAAGAGGGTAATGGGTCTGCAAAAAATCTTTAAAGGATTTGCTTCATCACTACCCCACTCAGGGACTTCTATAACCTTAGTTTCAATATCGTTGTAATGCCTTTTTGCGTTATCTATTGCTGACATTTTCTTATACTGTTGCTGATGTTAAAACGCCATTGCCTTGCACTGAAATACTAGCTTCAACCAATCCATCAAATGATGCACTTCTTGAAACTCCAGTAACAATAGCTGAACCAGTGTAATAAGTGTCACCACTATCAGCACCTTCAGGATAAACATTTAGTGTTACTTCTGAGCCAATAGTTAAAGCACCTTGACCACTAGTATCAGTCTCATCCCAAAATACATCTAAACTTCCTGAGAAAGAAGTCAATGATGATTTATAAGTTCTAGCAGAATCACCCATTGAAGTATCTTCTAAAGTATCAGCAGATTCCTCGATTGAGTAAGACCTAATTTCAGCTACAGCATTAGTACCGACTTTAACAGTACCTTCACTTCCTTTATGTGTTGCCATTTTCTACCTCGTCTTTCGACTTTTTCTTAGAAGAAGGTTTAATTTTATCTTGCGAATGGACTGCTTCTTCTTTCCAACCCATATTCAATAAAGACTCAACCTTTGAAGGGTGAGCTTCTATTAAAACTTTTCCATCAGGACTAATCATTTTCATAATTGCCTCCTATACTGCTATATCAGGATTAGTTTCCTTGACATAGTAATTAGTTAAAAAGGTTAAACTCACATATCCTAGTGGTTTCTCACCTTCACCATTAAACTCTATTTCAGTTGATTCTAAATAACAGTCTTTAGCTAATCCATCTAAAGTTCTATCTGCTGCTATTGCTTCTTCAACTTCTTTGCTTATAGTGTCAATTGTATCATCAAAATTACTGTTTGCCTTAACATAACCTTCAACTACGACAGATAACTCTCTGCTCATAACTCGATCGGTTCCTATGACTATAGGTTCAGAAGTTTCTGACTTTGTATATATAACTAATGCCGGTACTGTTTCTAAAGGGTATACTCTGGACTCATAAACAGTCGACCCGGTTGTATTTAAACCAGTTAAAGTAGTTTTAAGTTTTTCTCTTATTTGCTGTCTGATATGGTTTGCCATTATACTTCTTCTAATTCTAATGCAATAAAGCCTGTTCTATCAGGTCTTATATTAACAATTGTGTAATTTGTTGCTGCTTTTATTATATTACCGTCTGTATCTTTTATAGCACTAACGTTTAATGCATGCCCATAAGATACTGAAGGGATATCAATACTTCTACAATAAGCAACCGGCTGTAAAGCTTCTACTCCTATACCTTCGTCTTGCTCAATATATTCATTGTTTAAAATAATGTTAATTGTTGTAGATGACCCGTTATTAACATATACTGCAGAAACTCCATGCCCATAAGTAGGGTCTAAATAAGCTGACATATCTTCTTCTGTTTCCATTCTATACTCAGACATTATTCTTCCTCTAAAACTAATTCAACCAGTCCTGTATTATCAGGTTCAACTGTTCGAACTATAAATGTTGTTGCTGGTTTTAAAACATTTCCATGATTTGTAGTAATTGCATTAATTAGTAGTTTATCTTCTTGAGAAATATAAGGAACATCAGATGCTTTAACAATTGCTCTTGGTTGATAACCAGCAACAGGCACTGAACCTGCTTCTATATTAAAATATTCTTGATCGATAATAATATTAATATTTTTTGAAAATCCTGAATCAATATCAAAAAGGGTATCTATTAATGGAAAATCATCCCATAAAGATTGTTGTACTTCAAAAAACGTAGCAGTTACTCCGTGACCGGTTTGTATATCAGTATAAGAGTTAAAATCTGCTGCGCTTTCAATTGCCATAATTTATTTTTTAGCTCTTGTTTTAGGAGCCTTAACTTTTGAGGTTTTTAAACCTACACTTCTATTTTCTTTTTCAGCTTTAGGTTTTTCAACATAAATTTCAGCTTTATTATAGCTGCATAATTCATGTCCTGTTTGTTCGTTTAATTCTACAACATCACCGGTAAACACTTTTTTACCGTTTGCCATTGTGTCTTTTGTTATTAAAAATTTTTTCATATTTAAGATAGGGGTGTTTCCACCCCTATTCCATTTAAGCATCAGTTAATTAGTCGCTTGATTTACAGAAAGATACAGCATGTCGAACAGCTACATCTAAAGTTTGTAAAGCTACGATTCTTACTCCACCTGAAGTTGATAACGCATAAGGATCAACAGTTATATCAAGTCCTCCGTACATACCAATCAATAGGTCAGCAAAATTACCAAAGTAGTAGTCGCCTGCAGTAACCTGATTAGACCTAACAACGTCATAGCCATTAATGTTTCCATCTGGGCCTACAATCATTTGTCCAAATCCACTTGCTTTATCTACAGTTTTTAGGTTACCCCAGTCTGAAGGTCTAGCAATATATCTTAATGAACCAGTTAATGCATTGTCATTAGATACAGCAGATTCCATAGCTACAAGCTCTCCAAATGTTGGAACAGCAGCAGCAAATGTTGTTGTGTTAATACCTGAAGTATTAGCAATACCTGTAGGTTGACCACTTGAACCAGAACCAGCTAAAGCACCTAAATCAATTGCAGTAGCAATAGAAGCACTTAAGTCATTTCTAATTAAGCTTTCAATATCTAAAGATGATTGTTGAAGCATAAGTCTAGAGGCATCTGTAAACGCTCCAATTACCTTAGGAGACATTGTTACTGAGCCTGTAGTAAATTCACTTTCAGATGCAGCAGCACCTTCAGTTGCAATCCAACCAGCAGATGAAGCGCCTGTCTTCTTCGGAATTACCACGGAGCCGGAGAGCCCTCTTAGCATCGTTGCGCCGGCTTGCATAACACTTGATGAATTTCTTAATACATCAATAAAATCGCCTGCACGATAGTCTTCAGATATAAGTTTTGCATCATCAGTTGTATTTAAGTCCCTTTTGCTCCAGTTACCTAGAACTTCAGCAGGAAGCATAATACCTTGTGCTGTTTTGCCATACTGTCTAGCAGCTTCATCTGAACATTCAAATTCAAATTTAGCAGCTTCTTGAGCTTTTCTATCTGTCGGATTAGCTAATGCATTAATTGCTCTAACTAATGAGAATTCTCTCACTTCTTGTTTGCTCATACCAATTTCAGCAGTATCTAATGGTTTGTCATTACATATTTCATTAAGTAACTCACCTCTAAATTCTTCTACTGAAACTCCGTTTCTAATAGCGTCGTCAGCTAAATCTCTTTTGTTATGCTTAACAGCTAAATCAATGATTTCTTTTGAATTTCTTTTAAATTCAGCTTTAGCTTCTTCAAGAGTTTGGCTTCTGACTTCATCAAGATTAATATCTTGTTTTTTTTCTTCTGTCATAATAATACCTTTATTTAAGTTAGCAGAACGTCCAACTCCGACAAGTCGTGATTGATCGGCAGGAACTGAAACACTTGAAACTTCCATTGGAGTCCAAGCTGCCCTGTAGTAATCTTCTTCGCCATCATTATCTCGTTCTAATTTATTTACTCTATACCCAACACTAATATTCATGCGAATACCGTCTTGAATATCCTGAAAAACTTCTTGAGCTAGTGCTGATCTACCAAATCGAACAACAGCAATAGTCCTTTTTGCTGTCTCATCAAGTTTAAATTCTTCTATAACCCCTATTTGTTTAGACATATCATGGTCTAATAAGAATGGGGCTCTACCTGAAGATATAAATTCCATATCTATATCTTTTTGTTCGTGGCTTAAAACTTCTAAGCCAAATGAACGTTCAACCGGTTCTTCTGAGCTTACGCCAATACGAACCAATCTTTTCTCTTCATCAAGATAAGAATGCTTCGATAAATCAATAGTTCTATAATTTATAGCAATATCAATATCAAGCTCTTCATTCTCTTGACGTGAAGATTCTTCTGAATCAACAAATTCATCTTCATGTTCAACATCCTCATGCTTCTGAAATTCAACAACTACAGTGTTGTCAGTCTCAGTAACATTAAGGATATGTCTATCTTCTTTATTCATAGATTTCTCCTCTTTATTTTTTGTTGATAAAGGATGCCCACTAGGTAATAAGTCTGTATCATGTTTACCTCCTTTAAATTTGCCGTTTCTTAAGACAAATAAATAAGAGTTAACCCGAGCCGCTGCCCATTGTTCAGGACTACTCACCGATGGTCTTACTGAAGCTGGATTGCTTTTATATGCACCAATCCCTCTTTCATAAACTTTTGATAACGTTGCTACACTTGTTCTTTTTGATTTGGTGTCTCCAACTTTATCGTTGTGTTCTTTAACTTTATTTTTAATCATTGTAAGAGCCTTGCCTGTTAAAGCTCTTTCTTCTTCATTTTTCATTTGATTAACTAATTTTTTTGACCAGCTAAAACCTGCATCTCCTCCCCAAAGACCCCATGCAATACGGCCATTACTTGGAAATCCTTTTTCACCGGGTCGAAAACCTTGTGCTTTTTTATCTACTTCATGCCTACTAAAAAAGCTGTACATTCTTTTAATTGTACTATCTGATAAGTTATCACCATTAACAATTTGATTTGCCCTAGCAAGTCCAACCCTGGTTCCGCCTCTACCAAATTCTTTACGCCAATCTAATGCTCTTTGAGCATCTTCTTTCATTCCTTTAGTCGGTATCGCCATTATTTTCACCTCCTTTAACATCAGGTTCAATTGGTAGTTTAATTCCAAAAGGCTGGAATGCTGTTTGTATTCCATACTGTTCAGCTAATTTTTGTTCTCTTTCGTGTTGCTCATATAGTTCTTCAACATCTCTTCCATAATTTGATTGAACATCTTGATATGTAACAAGACCAGCTTGCATGCCGTTAATTGAAGCATTCATTTCTTTTTGAGGGTCTACCCACTGGAATGACCTTCCTATAAAGATTGCATTATTAGAAAACTTATCATATTTTCCCATTGGTAAAGGAGCATTAGCTTCGCTTCCCATTACAATAGCCCCGCTTGATATTGCCATTTCTAACCATTTTTCGAATACTGGTCTCATAAAATGATCAACTACAAAACGTTGATATAGCTTATACATTTCTCTGTCTTCAAGAGCCCCTGCTCGTAATGAACTATAATTAACAGAACTTAAATCATTTGTTAAAGCATGATACGAAATATTTAAACCTGAAGCTATTCCTCTTAAAACCTGGGTAGTAAATGGCCCAAAAGCTGTTGATGGGTGATCCGGGTCAAATGATTTAAAGTCCATACCGGCCGGCAGCTGTTCAAAACTTCCTGCTGATGCTTCCATGATAGGAGTAAAGTTATCTTCATAATCTTCTCCAACATACCCATCGCCATCAGGACTTGTAAAGAATCCCATTTTTGCTGCTGATACACGGGCTGCCGTAATCTCAGCCTCCATATAGCCGTTAAGCATTTTTATTTGAGGCATAGCAGAAGCAGTCATAGGAACTCCTCTGGTCTGCTCTGCTCGCGTCGGCATGTAAGCGTGTATGATTTCTTCAGCTGGTACTCTTATATGCTCTTTGGGCGACTGGTACGTATTATCGTAAGGATGATTTTTAAATAAATAATAAGCAACAGGCTTATCAAAGCGATCCACTTCGACGCCCATTTTAATTCTATTTTTTGTTTTTGAATTTACGCCGTTTTTTTGCTCGTCTAAATGATCTGCTTCTAGGAATTGAATTTTATATTTATACTTTGAATCTGTTGGAGTGGCATGGCGAATTAAAACCTCACCATCTCTCATTAATGCTTCAACAAATAATTTTTGGCAATCTAAAAATGATTGGCGCCCGTTTAATGTACAGTTGCCCATTTTTGACCATTTTTTAAATTCTTGCTCAATTGTTTGATTACCCAAAATATCTAAATCACCTTTTGGGTTTCTTGCTTTAACGCTTAACCGAATGCCGTTAGCCCCAATAATATTGCTTATCATTAAATTTAAGTAACGAGCTACATACGAATCATTACGCGCTAAGTCTCTGCTTCGGTCTCTTAAAATTCTTAATTGATCTTTAATTTCAGCATCTGCTGATGTATTAGATGCCTGGAAGTCTGAAAATAATCTACCTGTATTAGCACCGGCATATCTACGGGCTGATGATATTTTTTTTACTTTTCTTTTATTAGTATTTGTAAACCTGTCATACCAAGCCATATTTAAAACCTCACTTTGATAGCATTGCCTGAGTCTTTGTTATTTTTAATTCTTGCTTTTTTTACTTCTTTTAAATATTCTGTTTTATAACGATCTCTAAATAACATTAATTCATCAACAGTTAACCTTGATAATGACCTGCCTGCAATACTCATAGATGATTGATCCATAGTTGCTCTGTTTTCAATTACCGCTTCAATCGCATCTAATACCTTTTTTGCATGACTTCTAACTGAAGCTGTTGTAGTAGCATAGTTATCTTGAACCTCAGTAAAGCCTTCGCCTATTTTAATTCTTGCTGTATCACTTGATCTTGTAATATAAGCAATCCAATTATATTCACCTTTAGCGTATGAAGTTGTGTTAGTACTTTCAATAATATAATCATTATTTGATTCAGTAGCTGTTAGTGTAAAATTAGATACTGTAGCCCCGTCAATTAAATTAAATTCATACGATAAGCTATATGACGCCGTAGGGTAATCCGTAGAAAGATCGGTTCTTTTCCATGCCCAAAAATCCCCTAGCTGTAATTCATTAGGTTCAGTTGTAGGATAGTATGTACTGTCAAATTGATTGGCCATAAATTAAAAATATATCTATACCCGATTATAACGAGTATTTATAATGATTTGTTACATTATATGAAATATTTATTTTAGCCTATTTTGATATGATTTATATTGCTTTTTTTAAATAATTCTTGCGATGCTTTAAAACTTTCAATCCATTTGTCTTTTGGTTTATGCGAGGAATAAGTAACAACTTCTTTTATACCTACCTGTATAATACCTTTAGCACATTCATGACATACATCTAAACCGTACACAAATAAAGTTGATCCTTCTAAAGATATGCCGTTTAAAGTAGCATGGTATATACAATTCATTTCTGCGTGAATAATATAATTCTTTTTTAATTTCGAGTCTTTATATATCATTTCAGAGTCATCAAACCCTTTAGGAAAACCGTTATATCCCTGAGATAATACTTGACCACGATTGCCAATAGCTACAGCTCCAACCTGGACAGATGGGTCTTTAGACCAGCTAGCAAACTTTTTAGCAAGCGTTAAATATTTTAAATTCCAGGAATCTGAATAACTAGACATTGACTTTTAGGCTTTGAGCTGCATTATGTTTATAACTTGCAATAATAAAATCAGCAGGATATAAATTATCAATACCAGACTCATAATGTAATTTTACAGAAGGCGGATTAAATATTTCTAATTCATGGGCTGTTTTTGCAAATGGTATATGATTGTTGTAGATATGCGCATCGCCTAAATTAAATATTAGTCTGTGAGGAGTTGTATCTAATTCATTAGACAAAACTAACATTAATAATGAATGAAACAATATATCCGAAGGAAGTCCCACCATTACATCAGACGAGCGCATGTTAACTAGTAAACTTAAATGATTGTTATGAATAAATAATTGAAAGCCATGAAAGCAAGGTAATAATGCCATTTTATTTGCGTCAATTGGATTCCATGCTGTTACATATAATCTTCTTGACTCTGGATTAACCTTAGCTTCTTTGATAACATTTTTTAACTGATCAATTTGTAAACCAGAATAGTTACGCCATTGAGAGCCGTATACGGGACCTAAGTTACCATCTTCTTCAGCCCAAGCATCCCAGTAATTACAGCCAAGCGTTTTAAAGTCATTTACATTTGTATGACCTCGCAAAAAAGCAATAAGCTCACCAATTACACCTTTATAAAATATTTTACGATGTGTTAATAATGGAAAGCCAGCTTTTAAATTTAATTCAAGATTTGCACCGAATACACCTAATGTGCCTACGCCAGTTCTTTCTTGGTTTCTTTTAACACCTTCGGTTAATACTTTATTAACTAAAGCAAAATATTGTTTTTCATTTTCCATTTTGTTTTTTTAAATAAGCTCCGTAAAAACTTGCATAGTTAATTAAATCTAAAACCGAATCGTAGCTAGACTCGAAGTTAGGTTTTTTATCATCAAAAGCTACTGACTCTAAACGTTTTACTTTTGTTTGAATCATTTGCAAATATGAATAATGACCATAAGGAAAGTATTCTTGTTTAGCTTCTGAATCAACCGAATTGTAATCTTCTTCTTTTTGTTTTTGTAAAGCTGCCGCTTCACTTAATACTGAATGCATAGTTACTCCTTATTTAAAAATGAATGCTAATAGTAAAGGTAAAATAATAATAAATGTAATTATAAATATATTTTTATGAAACCATTTTTCAAATAACATACGTTACTCCTTATTTAAAAAATCTAATTTACCAACATTATCAAAATGTTGTGGGGCTTGCCAGCCTTTAGGTTTTATAAGATCAGGCAATCCTAATGGATTAGGCCTAGTATCTTTAATACCTGTTTCTTTTTGCATATTAGCATGGTGTACTCTTTTCCATGCTTGCTTAATATCTACATCAAATGCATCTAATGAACCTAAAGCAATTACTATAATGTCAATAAAAGCGTCGACTACTTCATCGGGCTCATCATTGTTAATAGCCGTTATAAGCTCGTCAAGTTCTTCTTGAATAAACTTAGCACGAAATTCAAGATAATGCAATTTTTCATTATCTGATGCTTTGTTAATAAACCGATATATTTTGTAATACCGGTTTAGTTTTTTAATATCACCTAGCATATTAATTATTTAAAACATAATCAGCATAATAAGCATCAGCAATTAAAGAACCATATTCAAAAAATTTAACATTTTTTTCATATCTACCTGCAAGACCTTCAACTAATTTTTTATCAGTTGCTCCATCTTCAAATTTTCTAATAATTAATCTTAAGCCCTCTTTTATAGATTTAGCTCCTTCAACTTTTTCATTATAATATACAGTTGTTACTTCAGCTTTTTTACCTAAGTATTTAAGATTTTTTGTTTCTATTTTTTTGATTTGCATAATTAACTCCTTAAATTATGTTATTTTGTTTATAATATAATTATACCAAGTTATATATAAAAGTATACCTTTTTATATAATTATTTCCAATCATTAACCCAATTAGGTCTATGGTTAGCTTTAAAAGAATTTTGTTTTATATTTTTACTATGCTCTGCTTGTGTAGATTTGTTTTTATTAATCAACTGTTCTAAGCGATCATAATTTGGTTGTAGTATATACAAAGCAGCTAGCCCATAAACAAAAGTATCAAGAGCCTCATTACGTGTTGTCTTTTTAACCCATTCAAACTTTTTAGCTCCTTTGAAGTATTTAATAACTCTTTTTTCAGATGTAAGCTGTCTAAAGTATTCCTCATCAACTGTAGCTGGGAAGTGTATTGTTTTTGTTTCAGATTTTAATCTTGTATATATAGCTTCCTTTGCAGTATCAGAGCCGACAGGATATAGTATATGCCTAGACCGACCAATAAAAGATGGTCGACCGGCTATTGGCTTGTTGCTTTGTGATTGACCCTTTATAGCAAATACTTTTCTATGTACACGTTTTGAAGTAAAAGCATAAACCTGTTGTGTATGATGACCCCCAGAGTCAATACAAGCACATGCTATTCTTAAAGTTTTTTCATCTTCACGCTTAAATGTTGTTCCTAAGTAAGCATCTAAATCTTTCCAAACAACATTACTTGAGGGGTCTCCAAAAAATACACGATAATCTAAAACCCAAGCTTCATTGTTTTTGCCCCAGCCAATAACTTGAGCTTCAAGTCTATCGCCCTGGACATCAACACCTGCTGTAACTAATAAAACATTATTTGGAATATTAGTATAATCATATTCTTCCCTTTGATTCATTAATGAACTATGCTCAATACTTTCCCCTGGATCGTCAAATGTTTTACCTAGTGCAGTATTGACCCAGGTCTTTAACATTTCAGGTTGACTCTTTACTGCATAAAAATCAACAGCCATATCCTTCCATGATCTCCAGGGGGAATATAACTCTGATATATGAAAACCTGCTGTTTTCTTTGTTTCTTCTGTGGCTACCCATTTACCTTTAGAAAGCATCCACATTTTCTTTGTTTCCGGAATTACTACATCACAATGCTTACAAGTGTACTCGGCTGTTTCGGGCTTCTTAGATTCCCAATGTATTTGTTCCCATTCAAGCGTTTGATATTCATTACATTCAGGACAGGGCACATGATAATAGCGTTGATCTGATTGTTCAAACGCAATTTCAATTCTTGATAAGCCTTTGATAGTTGGCGTTGAAGTAATAAATACTTTTCTGTTCCAAAAAGTTGTTGTACGTTTTACAGCTAAGTTAATAGGGTCTCCTTCAGCTCCTGCACTAGGATCATACCTATCGATTTCATCGCAAAGCAAAATACGTATTGGTCTTGAAGCGAGTCCTGCTGCTGAGTTAGAACCAACAATATTAATATTACCACCTGGGAATTGTTTTGATAAAACTGTGTTTGAGCTGTCTTTACTTCGGGGGTCTTTTACTTTTGAACGTAATCGATCACAATCACGAATCATATTAGCTAATCTGTCTTTACTCCAGGCCTGGGCCATTTGTAACGTAGGCTGTAAAACTAAACAGGGGCTAGGGTCCTGATCAATGTAATAAGCAACAATATTATTTAATATTTCAGTTGCTCCTACTTGTGCACTCTTCATAAACACTATTGTATGAATCTTAGGATCATTAACGGCATCCATAATACCTTTTTGATATGGTGCTCGTGATGTTTTCCACATACCTGCTTCTGCTGAAGATTCAGGTGATAATGTCCTATATTGATCAGCCCATTCTGAAACTGTTAAATTAGGAGGTGGGGTCCACGTCTTTTTTGTCGATAAGAGTATTTTCTCTATATTCTCTTGGTATTGGGTCATTAGCTAATTCCTCTAAGGCTTCATATATTGAATCTTTAATTATCTTTTCCACTTCGTTAAAATCATTGCTTGCTAATACTAAATGACTAACTTTATTAGGTATTGTTAACAATTTACCTCTGCAATTAGATGCATAGTTTACCCAGGTTGATTCTACCTGATCTGTTGGTATTAGCTTTCCTTCAATTACAGCTACATCAAGCTGAGCCTTCTTGGCTTGTGCTGCTGTAAGCTTAGTTTTTTCTTCAGTTATGTCTCCAGTTCCATCTTTAAGGGTATATCTAGCCTTTTGTTGTAGCTCTTCAATATAAGATTGTCTGCAATGGTCCAAATCTAAAGGGTTTGGGCCTGGTTTTGGCTTAAATACGCCTTTTTCAATCAATTTGCCAACATTTTGTACTGACATAAACAAATGTTCAGCAACTTCTTTTCTAGTAGCCATATTTCAAAATTAAACTCAATGTACGGAACGTCTGTCTAATGAGAGCACGTGAGCGAATAAC